TAAATATAATTACCCAGGTAGGCATCCATGTTGTAGTTAAATGACGTACCGGCAATATCGACATTGAAAATGACACCGTTGTAATTCGCAAATCTTCGCAGTTCACGGATATAGTTTTCCGCATTCACAACATCTGTCAAATAAGCCTGTGTTGCGATATGAGCACGCTCATGTAGCGTCCCACCGGCGGTATAATACGTGCCTTCAGCTTCATCGATAAAGCACACATACAAGACAGTAGGTCGAATGGCTTTCCCTAAATAAATTCTCTCGTTGTATTCCGCCTTGATAGAGTTCGTCGTCTCAATCCAACTTGACCGTTTTATCGCCGGAAGATCCGCACACATGGACTCATCGATCACCGGGAGGTCGTCTTTGACGTAATCCGCCCGAGCAAGATCAAGATGAAACGTCCCGTCGGTATTGAACCGGAGCATCCCCAAGACGTGGGACAGCACGTTGTCTATATAATCAAGAGCGGTTTTCTGATCACGCATCACCATGCTGATACCGCGATCCTCCCCAGCCAGGGTCTCGGCCGCCGCCGCAAATGACGCCGCGTTAAGCCAGGACGCAGGGAGCCCGGTCATCTCCGTCAATATATGCCAAATTGCATGAGCCGGATTGTAGTCGTACACGGAAAGCACATTGCCGCCAGAAAAACTGTAACCGGGGGTCCTGCGGAGGACAAAGTGGATATTAGGCACCCGTGGCGACTCTCCGATGTATGCGTCATTAAAGAAGGCCCAGCAAAGGCCCCTGTAGTTCGGATTCAATTTCTGGCCGACCTTGGCATCAAGGGCACCACATCGAGGCTGGTTTTCCGTGCCAAAATAGATTGTCACTGCCCCCATGTCTTTTGTCTGGACGGTCGCATATCCTTCTGCATTTCGATTAAGAGTGCCTTTCCATTGCAACTTGTCATCCTGCATGATTGTGTAAACGGCATCCACCGGACCCGTACAAAACCCAAGGGCAAAAGTCGCATAATATTTGTATCCAACGACTGTGGACCCGCCGCCGCCTCCGCCGCCCTTTCCGCCGCTGCTTTTGCTCTTGATGGGAACAGACCGACGGCCGCCAGCGTAGATATAGTTCCCGGCGATCTTCACCGTGCCCAAAACCTCGGGAATCGGGATTCCGTATTTGTTCGTAGGAAACTCAATATCTTGCGGCTTTTGTGATCCAGCATCAGGTGTTGTGGCGGAAAACATGGCTGTGGCGACAAGAGCCCCCACAGCCACACACCCGATAACGATTGCTACTGTTGCCATTTTTTCAACCTTACGTTGTACCGGGCACGACTGGCCCAGGTGGGATCATTCGCTAAAAAACTCTCTACGCCGGTTCCAATCACGGAGTGATAAAGATTGTCCCCCATCACTATACCAGCATGAGAAACGGTCTTGCCAAAATGAAACAGTACAATATCACCATCCCTGCGCGGCTCCGTAATAGGAACCATCTCATGCGCCATTTGCGACTTTATTTCACGCAACAGGATCGATTCAACATTGTGCAAATGCCAATCTTTCGGATAATGCGGCATTTTCCAACGCTTTTTATAGCCGACATTCGTAAGGACGCCCACCACAAAGCCGATACAGTCTGCACCAAGTCCTTTGCACGAGCTGCGGTGACGGTATGGTGTCCCAAGCCATGATCGCATCTCGGCTTCAAGCGTATTGAGATTTTCATCAGTAAAAAAGTATTTGCTCATGACATTGCCGTGCTCGGGTTTTCAATCGGAACGTAAGGCGTCCCGTAAAAATTTTTGACATTATTAAAACGATCTCGACAGGTTGTTATTCGCTGGTCGCATCCAGCATATACAGTGACCGTGCTCCCATTTTCCCAATCCGTGAACGGATACTGTAATAAAATACCTGTTCCGTTGTGTGAAACAACCATCCGCTTCTGCCGCCCATACTCCATCCAGCCATAATTGAAAAAACCATCCGGCTTGCTCCCGAAGGCTTCGGCGGAAAGTCCCTTCCCGTCACCGGTTGCAGTGGTCGTTACAGCATAGTTATTTTTGTTCAACCCGCACCGGTTATCAAAAATGATATTGTTGCAAGAGGGTTGAAAATATATCGTCGGTATTTTCATCTTCAGGAAATGCTCAAACCCAACACATTCCGCCTCAGCCGCCGCCCCCTGAAAGGACAGGCCCCGAACCTGTCCAATGAAAACCACGGACGTATCGCCCGCCCCCCGGTGAACACGCAGAACGCTGACCCACGTCTGCGCCATAGGGTTCTGAACAAGGTAATCGCGCATCTCGTCCCGCAAGGCCCCCACGGTAACAGTCATCGTAGTGACCTCAAGTTCCGAGTCCTAAGACAAGCTCGACCTCTCTATGGCTACCGGCTCGTAAGTGTTTCCTTCATGCGAAATAGGAGCATCCCCTGACGTATAATACCAGTGCAGATCATCGACAGCCCCTGCCGCTTCCCATATATGGAATAGTTCGACAGGGGCCAGAGATTCGGCTTTTTCTGCTACAATAAAATCATCTGTCACGGTTCTCAATTCGGAACCTCCGTCTGTGGTAACGTAGAGATAGACACCTGCAAGTCTGCTATTTGCGAGGTCGTGTAGTTCAGTCCAAGCACGTCTTTGTCAAACCTAGCCAAGTGTAAGTAGGACACCCGCGTGGTACGATAATCCCACGCAGTTTCCAAAGGCACATCCAGGTTCATCACCAGTCCACCGCTCTCCCATCCTACAACCTCCCGACAAGCGGTAGAGCCGTCCGGAAAAGCGAAAAAGAGGTACCGACCCATGTGGTTGTACCCATCCCCGAACAGCCGATAAGCATCTTTGCCCTGCACACGCAAACTACTTGCCCCCGACATATACGGGCCATCCAAGATGATGTCGGCATACGGGGAGGGATACCAGAACGGATAAAGCCGTCCTTTGTGGTTGCAGAAAAAACTGACCAACGAGGCAATGTCATCCCGAGAAAAAAACGTAGCGGACATATGCAAAATCTTTCTCGGCTCAGACATAGGTCGAATCGTCTCTCTATACCCACCCAGAGAGACAAACACATCATTCACGATCTCGGTCTGATCTTTGAACCGGGACTGCCAATTATGCGGGGCTGTGAAAACCGTAAGCCCCTTGTATTCAGGGAAAACCGAAAAATCCTGATTGTTATCAGGCAATCGCTCCCGGTTATCTTCGACCAGACGCAGGGACACCTCGGCACTTTCTCCGGTTTCTGCCGATACAGTGACAGAGTTACCATCGACAATCCCCTGAAATAGCGGACACAATGTCGCTCCTACGGGCCAATCGTTTTGTAGAGCAGTGGACGTGTTGATATACCCGCCCCCGATGCCCGAAGGGATAACATACTCATAGGCATGATCGTGAATGAGGATTGCAGGCAGATCGCTTGCAAAGTGGAGATCCCCAGGATTCGTGAAGCGTAACTCCGTGGCCCCCACAGAGGCGCTCGTCGTAAGGGCAACCGCGTCGGGCCAGTAGGGCACCCCAAAGATCCGTCCAGCAGATGAATACAACCGACTTCTGATGGCCGTTGCCTCTGCCCCCGACCTTGCCACCATGCGATAATCAAACGCCCGGTGCGGATACTGCCAGTGACCGGAACGCTTTTCCGCCCCTGTAATGGCTTGATTGACGACCGTACTCCAACGCAACTCAAGTTTTATGTCAGATCGCCAATCGGCTTTGAAAGGTAAAATTTCATGCGCGATCATTGACAAGCCTCTTAACAGATCGCCTCTTGGACGAAATGATATTCATAATCGCGTTTTGCCCTTCGACCGACGCCAGATAACGATCCAGTTCGGACTTGTCGGTAAGGTTGACGATAGTGGTCTGCTGTGGGGCCGGAGAGGGGGTATTTTGACGTCCTATCTGTCCACCGTATGCGAACCCCGGGCCAGCGTAAGCAGGGCGCATAACGGGCAACTGGACGCCCGAGAGTAGGTCTCTGGGTATCAAACGCTGTCTCAATGCCTCCATGACACGGACGCCATAGTGCCTTACGGTAGGCCGATCCATCATGTATTCACCCGGAGTCGCCCGGATAGTCACATTGTCCGCCCGATTTCCCTCGTCTGGACCACCTATCAGGCCGCCGTAGGCGTAGCCCTGGGGTTTAGCGGACTTGATGGCGGCTACACGGGCCATGCCTCCAGCAATTGCGGCGGCGGCGGCCGCCGCTCCGAGTACAGGCCCAACATGGGGGATCGATGCCATGGAGCTATAGGCTTTTTGAGCGCTCTCATACGTGGAGATGATCGTTTCCGCTATTGCGAACGCCTGATACGCAGCAAACGCCTCTTTACTCTGGGAACCAAATGCCTGATAAAATTCCTGTAACGCAGAAGCTGTACTCCCAAACAAAGAACGTACGCTCTCCACCCGCGATTGAAAAACTTCCTTGGAATGGTCAGCAACTTTCTTATCCAAAGCCATCTCGGCCGCAGCCTGGAATTCTTGTAACTCGGATTTTGACGCGCCATACTCTTCTAGCATTTTCAGCTTTTCATCATACTCCGCCCGCGTTGCTTCCATTTCCAAGTCAAACAAGGCTTCGGGGTCATCCGTTCCTTCCATCTTTACGCCACGGATAAGGGACAAAATAGAATTTCCGTTCTCTTCATCCTTTTTCTCAAAGTCTTCCTCTTCTTCGTCCTTCTCACCATGTAAGGCTCGGAGTTCAGCACTCTTTTCGTAATACTTCTGCTCAAGGGCCAATCGCTGATCGAGTGTTCCCTTAAAATTATCAAGTTCGAGTGCAATTGATTGCATCTCGTCAGAAATTGACGCTTCTTTGAGTTCGTATTTGCGGTCAAGATACTCTTCCCACAATATTTCACGGTCGTCAAGAGCGTTATCTAAAATATCCAATTCTTCCTTAACCGCAGCCTTAGATCGTGCAAGAGAATTTTCTGCTGCAACGTCCTCGATCCGATCACGCGCCTCAACACCGGATTGATGCACTTCTCGCAATTGTGCTTGTTTCTGAATCTCCAAAGAAACAATCTTATTTTTGAGGGCAGCACGCTCTTCATATTCCTGTTGATTCTTGACAGGAATATACGCTCCCTTCTTGTCATAAGACATGGCCTGAAGCATTTCCCTGTTTGTCGCAATCTCTTTATCAAACTCGGCAGAAACAAGCTTGGAGCGTTCTTTCAAATAAGTGTCGAGAGAAACTACACCATCCTGATAACTCTGCTCAAGCATGTCCAATTCTAACTGAGACTTTTCCTTGAACAGTTCTAGCTCAGATATCATGTCAAACATGGGAGAAGAAGTCACCAAATCTTTGGGAACAATAACAGGCTTGCTCGCATCTTCCTGCAGTTTGGCTATTGCACCAGAGACATCTGTCAGTCCATTCCGAAGAATTTGTAAATGCTTGATAACATCCACCAATGCCTTCTTCGCATTTTTGGCATCGTCGGTGGCCGCCCCCATCCAATTCGTTTCCTTAGACTTCTGCTCAAGCGAGGCCCTGTAAGAAATAGCATACGCCAATGCCTTGCGTATCGCATCTCTCTGCGTCTCCAAATCGTCCAGGGTCTCCTCTCCAGTCAATTCAGGGGGCTCGTATGCAGCATAGTCCTTAAACTTGTTCATGTTCTTTTCAAGCGTTGTGTTCAAACGCTCCTGGGCGGTTGCAGCGGCATTCGCGGCGTCCCGCCATTCCCACAACGCCTTAATCGCACCATAAACCTTGCTTCCCGACCAAAGAACAACAATACCAAGCCCCGCATTCAATGCGATACCAAAAGCCGTTACAGAGCCCGCAACAGCCGTAATGGCAGCACCAAAAGCCCGAACAGCAGCAGTGGCCCCCGCTAATCGTGTACCAAATAGGGTAACCGTGCCCATTCCTGCGGCAAACAGTCGCATTAAACCACCAAACGCCAAAGTCAAAGACCCAATCACCGCCAACAGGCCGGCAAGCGACGCGGACAAAGCCAATAAAACAGACCCGGCCCCACCCGACGCCTCATTCAATTCCCGAAGAGACGACACCATAGAAGTCAGGCCAGACAATACAGCACGAACAGACGGGAGCAGGGGATCTGCAATAGACTGGCCAAGACCATCCAATGCAGAAGTCAACTTAAACAAGTCACCAGTCGTATCATCGAAACGAATCCCGGCCATCTCTTCGGCCGCACCCTTCGCACCGTCGATACTATGCGCAAACGATTTGACCTTATCTGCACCATCCACCAATTTGGTGGCAGCAGAAACAGCATACGAGCCAAATAAAGCCAGCGCGTCGTTGGCATCCATCCCCGCCTCGCGCAAATCGACAAAAATATCTGTGACATTACGCAGCTTCCCTTCTTCATCCAAAATCTCGACGTTGAGTCGCTTCAACGCCTGCTGGGCAGCTTCCGAGGGATCCAACAATTTGACCAGCATTCGCTTGATATTATTACCAGCAATCGTTGAACGAAAACCAGCATTCGCCAAAACGCCCAACATGCTAGACAAATCAGAAATATCAACACCAAGAGAACTGGCAAACGGGCCGGCATACTTGAACGCCTCACCCAATTCACGAACATCGGTATTTGAATTGGAAGCTGTGTACGCCATGGCGTCATTGACAGAACTAAGCTTCTCAACAGCCAAACCCATTTGCGTCAATACGTTGGTGGCGATGTCGGCCGCTTCACCTAACTCAATCTCACCTGCAGCAGCCAATTCCAATGTACGAGGTAAAGCTTTCAAAGCGTCAGACGCATCCATCCCGGACAGGCCAAGATAATAAAGGGCCTGGGCCGCCTCTTCCGCCGTATATTGCGTCGTACGTCCCTGTTCTCGGGCAGCACTCGCCAAAACAGAATAAGCCGCACCCGCCCCCTTCATGGTGGCAGTGACTTTGGACATGGTATGTTCAAAGTCTGCGGCTTTCTTAATAGGAAAAACAGAAGCTGCTCCAAGAACAGCTCCTGTTTTAATCATTTGCTGGCCCGCTTGTACAGCCGCGTCACCTAACGCTTTGTAATGAATACGAGCGGCTTCCAAATTTGCAGACGTCTGCTTCAAAGCCCGCCCAAAATTATTCAGAACGCCAGATGCAGCATCCCGGGCACGTACAATAATCTCTAGGGTTCTGCTTGCGCTCATGAGATAAATTTACTCCAATCTTCATTGGTTGCATTCTGTGCTACACGAAATGCGGTTGCAAAAACACGAAGACGCTCATGCTCCAATGATGCATGCTCTTCCAATGCTATTGTATAGACGGAATACCCGTATTCCCATGCGTGGCTGTGGCCTGCTTCAATGAGACGGAAAAGGCCTGCGAAAAATCTGCAATCATCGACTTCTTGATCTGTGCGAGAAGATCCGCCATTCCCAGCCTTTTCCCTATCGAGAAAAAAGAGGCGTTTACCTCCTTAAACGTCTCATATACCGTCTCCAGTTCGCTCGGGGCCATTTCAACCATGTCGGAAAAAGTAATGTCAGTCACCCGGGGTAAAAACTCCGCAATGCGATCTACAAATCCCTCCAGGGAAAAATCTTTCAATACGTCACCAAGCTCGATGATGTCAGTAATACGCAACTCCTTCATCGTAAATTCCTTGTCATCGATCTTAAAAACTTTATTCTTCCGCATACCTTGCCTCTTGTGTGCAATTGATTGCACTGCGGAGGCAGCAACCACCTACCCTCCTCCGCAGTGCATTGTCGGTTAATCGAAACGAACTACCTTGAAAATCGGGCAACTCGGGTGGTTCACGGCATCAGACAAAAATTCACCCTCGATGGGAAACGAAGATGCATCTTCACCTATAAATGCCACTTCCCCAGAAATAGTCAATGATGCCTTCCACACATCAATGATCATCTTCGGCCCAATATCAGGGTTGCCAACAAACCGAAGGTGACCCTGACAAGAGGAATTCGCCAACGCATTGATCGACTGCATATTCTTTTCAGGATAATCAAACGAAACTTTGACAGACGCGGCATCAATGGAACCAGAAGACATGACCATGAGCATACCGGCAGGAGCAGACAACCGATAATCCGTGCCCAAAACATAACGAGTCGTACCCTCGGAGTCCGTGACGAC